AGTCAGTTTTATTTGACTTCAAAGAACCTTTGGTATTAAGTGGAATAAAAAACAATTTAGGATTTACACCTACCGAAGTTTACATTACAACAATTTTCTTTCATGTTCAAATATTGGATTTTCAAACCCAACATTATCTAAAATGTAATCTCCAACATCTGTTAATGTTTTATGTTTTCTCACATAATATGTAGATGTTGCTCCGGTTACATTATTTACATCCAAACATCTTTTACCCAAAACAACAGTACTATCATTAAATAAATCGACGGTTTTAAATTGTGATTTATTAATTACAATAACATAATTTTCGGAATCAAATATTTCATTTCCTACATTGTTAACATAGTACGGTTTACCATTTATAACAATATATTCACCACTACTTAAACCGTGTGGTACGGGACTTATTAATGTAAATGTTTTGGTGTTACTCGTAACTCTAAAAGGAATCCCATCAGATGCAACAAATTCATATGTTGTTCCACCACTTAAAGAATATTTCATGGGATATTGAGTATCACCGGTATATGCGTAACTTAAATAAATGTTCCAATTTTGATATGGTGCACTCATAGCGGTGATTGTTGTATGGTCAGTTGAACCTACAGTAGTTGTTATGGGACTATATTCACCACCTAATGTCGTACCTGTTGGTATAATTGTGGTTTGTCGATATAAGTCTTTTCTTAAAAATGCAAATTCATCATAAGGAATGTACCCTGTAAAATCATTGTTACTTCCATCACCAACCAAATAAAGTCTTTCTTTAAGGTAATTATATTCAGTATTTCCACTGTACATATTACGAAACACCATATTCATTTTACCAAATATCTTATAATTTGTACTTTTGTTTCTTTCGTCATCATATAATTTCGCAACATCTAATATGATATCTCTTTCACCAACCCTTAATAGGGATTCAGATGTCTCAAGATTTAACTTAATCGATAATTCTTGTTCATCCGCATTTGCGAATCTTTTACTTGGTAATATAATTTCTTTTTTCTCTTCCATTATTCAGCAGACGGGAATGCACCTAAAGGTCCAAATCTTTTTATAAATTTATCAATCGCGGTTTTACCCGGTTTCAATCCAAAATAATAAAGGTATGGTGTTGACAATATTTGTTTTGTTCCACTATAGTTTCTTGATGTTGGTGATAAAATATAATCAATTCCATTATCCCAATTTTTTACATCCCAATTTCCACTATCTCCAACTCTTGTGTATAATTTACCATCCGTAGCACCACTCAATGTTCCGTTACCCGATGTGATATAAAGAAAAGTAAAACCTTCTTCTTGATTATTGTAGTTTGTGTGCGACCCATCAATCACATTTACCAAATTACCATATTCGTCATAATTAAAGTATTCTATATTAAATGTGGAAGCAACTAATGGGTTAGCTATTGCATTTAATTTAATAATATCGCCACTATAATCTTTAGTCATTGGTAATAAAAGATATTTGTGTGTTGAGTCTCCATTATAATTGTAATTGTATGTCATACCTTGTAATGGTTGAGCTTCAATTGTATTTTGATTAAATATTGTTGGGTAATACCATGCTTGGTTAACACCAGTACCGAATCCTGTACCATTTTTCTCCCATAAATAAAATGGGACAACCTGTGAAGATTCCGTTAATCTACCCGGTTCATTCAAACAAGCTCTAACACGATAACCATTATCTTCATCTAATTTTAATTGTACCGGTAATGGTCCGTTATTACTGCCCGAATCTGATTTAAAAAAGTTAACATAAGTATCCGGGTCCAAAACTATTGGATTGTACATTTCATATTTCTTACTTAATAAATCAAAACCATCGATACCCGCCTCACTATTCATTGACATTAATTGTAAGATGTCACCATTTAAAACTTGACCTCTCATCTTTAATGGTAATCTTGAGTCAAATCCGTTGTTTCTAAAGAATGCGTATATGTCACCCGTAATAGAGGGACTTGCAACATCCAATTTATAATTGATATATAAACCTAAGATACCTCTGATATCTTGATACGATGTTGGTCCAATATTTCTAACCACAGAACAGTTCGGGTCTAAGTTAGGGTCAATACATATCTCCTTAATAAATTCATCTCTAGGACCCAAATCTACTAGTGTAGTTGGGTGAGCTAATGTACCTCTAGCGGAAGCAAATTTATTTGTTAATGGATTATACCAAGATGAACGATAATAGAAACGTTTATCGGGATTTCCTAATGTACCTGTCTTAAAATAAACTAAATCTTCACAATATGATGTGGCGTAATCACTAATATCTAAATTCTCTTCATCGTCCCATATAATTCTTGATTTGAATGGAAAGAAGTATAATGAACCGGATAACCAGTTATCTAAGAATGAATAGTTCACTAAACCTTCACAGAATAATTTACCAACTAATTTTCTTCTACAGTATTCATCAATTGCAGCAATATTCGCTTCCCAATTTGTAGTGTTAGCTGCCGGTATAATTCTATATAAACCATTTCTAATTTCAGAATAACCAGACCAAGTTTCACATGTTTTACATTCATTACCTTTTTCTTTGTAGATTACTTGACCGGCCGGATTTTTACCACCACTACAACTAAAACCAGTTGTTCTAGTAATTGTCTTTAAATCGTCATATTTTTTATTAAATCCATTTACACAATATGTTTCTTTTGCGTAAAATTCATTATATAATGTCATATATTGTCCACACCCCGTAGGTAATGATTCTCCAGTTACAGTTGAAGAACTCGAAAATGATGAATTTAAAGGCATCTGTGTTGTATCGAATAATTCATATGTTACTCCTTTATTATTACTAGATGGTGTGGTATAATCATAAGTTGTATTAGCAATGTAATAATATGTATTATTATCATTTGGGTCTTTTTCCCTATTGTCATATGGATAGATATAAAAAGGATTACCAAAACCAACACCATTTAATCTAATATAATATTTTGATGAATTTTCTATAACTTGACTCCATGTTGGTTCACCAGGGGCGTTTGATGGTTTTGGATATACATTATTTGGAACCGTTATATATAATTTTTTTATTGTTGGGTCGCTATTGCTGTTATTACTATCGTATGAACCCCCATCAACTATTGAAGAATTTAATGTGTCAGGATAAACTGTACCTTTTTTTACTATGGTGTATAATTGTGTTGGGTCGGATACACCAGGAGATGGAATAACAACATCTTCACCATTAACATTGTTACATTGTACACAATCTGGATATGGTGTAATACCCAATCTAACGGTTCCAAATCTTTGTAAAGGTTCAACCACCAAATCATCAAAAAATTTGAATGGTTGAAAATCTATACTTAACCAAGAAATTCGTAATCTCACCTTATCAATCATAAATTGAAATGGTATTATTAATACCTGAATAGCGGCTATAAAGACTTGATAAATAATCCTTTCAAATATATTAATTGTTATTGCAAGTAAAATTGCAAAATTAATATTCATCATACCCCAGTTAGCGGGAGGTGTAACGATTGAACTGTCACAATCATCTTCTTTTTTTGGTGCAATTTCTTTAATACCAAGATATGTATGTGTTCCAAGTCCATTTGAACTGAAATAAGAACCCATGAACGATGACAAGGTGTATACCTTATTGTATGTTAATCTAAAGAAATAATCTTTTGGATAAAATGAACCTTCTATGTTACTGAATACAACATCATTGGTAGTTGCACCCGTTGGATAATCCTCCCAATTTAATGAGAAGTTATATGACAAACTAGTATCTTCGTTACTATATTCTCTAATGTTAGGAACCAAATAAGAACCCATTGAATGTTTACCACCCGTTTGTGTGTTCTTCATTGTTATTCTAAAACGATAACACGCCGAAGTTGGTACACCTTTGTTTGGGTCATTGGTAATTTCATTTTCACCAAATTCATTTGTATAAAGATACTCCATGTTCATAGGTAAATTCATAACAAATGAACCGTCCTCATCAATATCTTCTTTTAAATCAAACTCTTCAAGTATTGGACGATTTTGGGTGTCCATTGCATTTTTAAATCGAATCGCTTCTATTGTAGCCCCACCTGTTACCAATGAACATTTTTCACCCATTCTATTATCAGCACCACATCCTTTACCCACAGCAACATTTGCCGAATCGGTATAAACTGAACCAATGAAATAAGCCATAGGTTCTATCTTAATACCTAATGATGATAAATCAAAGTCTACTCTTGAGATTCCTAATTCACATAAATCTTGATTACCCCAAAATGGATAAACTGTAAATGACTTATCAAATGAGACTATCTGAGGTAAATCGTCAATATCAGACGATGACTTAAATTCGTATGTTGACTTAAAATCATCCACACCAGCACCTTTTCTAATAAAATCATCCGGTCTAAATGAAAAACAACTAATGTCAGATAAGTCAACATCCACGTGAATGTTTTGCTCACCAACAGGTACACCCCATATCATGAAGTCACCCGCGTCGTTTGTTCTCACCGTATATCTATAATATTTTTCATAAACCTCCAATACTTCTTCTCTTGTTAAGATATCTCTTTGGTCAGGAAATGTTCCTGTTGGTGTATGACCACCATGTTGTTTTCTTGCAGGTAATAGATTGTAACGATAGTTTTCATCGTTTCTTGTATCTACCGAAGTGTATGGGTATAATTTAGAAATTACCGGGTCTTCAGCATCTTCAGTTGAAAGTGGGATAAAAATAGAAACTCTTGCATTTGGAATACCCAATCCATTATTTGCGGTAATTCTACCACAAACAACACCATAGTCAGCACAAAGTGAAGTATATACGTCTTGTTGAGTAAATTTTAATGATAAAATCTCAAGAAAATCGTAATCTTGTTTTAATTCGACAGTAACTAATTGGTCTTCCCCTATATTGGTAGAGATTCTATGTTTTTGTATCATACTATAATAAATAGAAAGCTAACGATTTTCTATTATTATAAACAAAAAACATTTTAATATGTAGTCGTTCCTAAAGTTTTAGTACGTACTTTTATGTCCACATTAGGGAATCTAATTTGAAAAATTTGATTAGATTTCATATTAATGGTCATATCAAATTGTTGAATTTCTTTTGTGGACGCAACTTTATATGTTTGAGAAACTTCAGAGAGTGAGTAATCTCCACCCGTTTTACCAAACACACGAATATCTACAATGTTTACAACACCGGTAACATTACCAATTTCTCTCATTAAATCACCAACAAATAATGGGTCACCCATCTTACGTTTTTCAATTGCAAAAAATTCAATAACATTTTGAATTGTGGTTTTAACAATATCTGTTGTGGTTGAATTTTTATCAGTAATCAAATCAATTTCTAATCCTAAGTCTATAACCTCACCACTTTGAATATCAATATAGTCATTAATCATTCTATACTCTGAAAGGTAGTTGATGATATTTTCTTTTAATGTATTTGATACCACGTCAGTTAAATTACCATTATCATCATATGATAATAATTTCACTCTAACTTTATTATCTTCTTCCATCACATTGACTTTAGCAGGTGCACCAAATGTTCCCGGCATAGATTCAATTAATGATTTGTAGTCATTTAATGTTACCGCTCTATTTTGTGCTGAGAAATTATAAGCAATCATGTTTCTCAATTCTTCAATTGTTGGTTGGTCAGCACCACCAACTGCCGGTGTTACGTTACTTACACGTAATGATTGTTCTACTTGTAAATTAATTGTTGATAATGGACCGGTGATATTGAATTCAACATTTTCCACATTTGTAATAACATCAACACCTAAATTAGAATCTTTTCCACCACCAATACGGTATCTTACAAACAATGTAGTGTTTGCCTTAGGTATGGTTCCCAATGACATATTATTTAAATACGTTCCTAAATTAACTTTCATTGAACCATTCATGTAATCGTCAAGATTATCCAATGGGTCAACAGTTCCCGAACCAAATGTTAATGAAAAGTAACTCTCAGGTGTAAATTCTGTGATAAATTTATTTTTTACCGGAACATATGTTCCTGCTTTAAAATTATCTTTATCTGAAGCCGTTGTTGGGTCAGGTAAAAATATCGTATCTTCAATTAAACTTTTAACCTCATACCATTTATTGGATGTTGATTCAAATTCTGAACTTGTTGGGTTAGCACCGAAGCTAGTTCCTTCTTTATGAATTACTGAAGTTACACCTAATATATTTTGTTCAGGTAAATAAATCTTTAAGAATGGTTTTTGGTCTAAAGTTGTAATTACTCTTCTGTAAATTCTTGTAACACCGTTTACTACCGCATCTCTTTTTGTAATTGTATATGATATCAATGTATTATTACTATCAAAATTTGGTATCTTTAATCTATTTGGTTCACCTTTACTATTAAAAGGATTAGAAAAATCAATATCTTCTAATGTTTCAAATATTTGACCTGCACCCGATACTTGAGCACCCGACTTTAAAATACCAAGATATCTTTCATCTTCTTTATCACCACGAACCGGTACATTTATTGAGAAATCACATAATGCAACTGATGGTCTATTACCCGGTATCTTAATACCATATGTTTTTGCAATGTGAAATAACGATTGTCTTTGTTGTGCAAAATCCAACATAGTTTCTTGCCAAACTCTATCAATATGAAAATGTAAGTTATCGGCAACGGCGGCATTTAAATCCAATAACACGGAGAATATTGATGCATCATTAGTATTTTTTACTAAGTCAGGATAATATTCTTTTGTTAAGTTTACTAATTCTTGTCTTAATCCCGCAAAGTCTCTTGTTGCGTATGAAATCTTTTTTGCCATTTTAAATGTTGATAATTACAAAATCCGAAGATGTAAATGCTCCGTTATTAACTGTATATTCTATTTTAACCACTGCAGTATATGGTTTACCCGACCCATCAGATACTCTGAATAATCTTTCATCTTCATCTTGATTAAATGAACGTGTTTCATCAGGGTCATCTTCAGCTGACATAACATCCAATCTTGTAATGTCAAGATTTGGAATGTATTTTTTAACCGAGTCTCTAATTTCACCTTCAATTAAACCAAATGTTACCGCATCGTTTTGGTCAAAGATATATTGATATAGACGGGTACCAAAATCAGGTAAGAAATATCTCGAACCTTTTTTAGTTAATAATAGATGAATAAGGTTTGTTCTAATTTCTCTTTCAGGTGAATTTGTCATTTTAACAAAACTACCATCACGACTTTCTCTGAAAGGAAATTCTATTCCATATTTTACTGCCATATCTATAAATATAAACAATATAGAAATGGTAATAAATAAAAAAATCCCGACATTCACCGGGATTTTCTTTATACTGATGTATTATAATTTATCAAGAACCACATCCTTCACACTCAAATGGCGAATCCGATGGTCGTTCAATTGTCATCTCAACCTCCGGTGTACTTTCACTAATCAACGAATTGTTAGTTGGTGTTGCGTAAACTTGTGGAGTTTCAACAGGTTTAACCGTTGATGTGTCAATACCCAATCCTTTCATCGCATCAACAGCTGATGTTGAACGTAGATAGTACATACCCGTTTTTAAACCTAATTTCCATCCGTGTAAGTGTGCTGCCAATAACTTAGCTTTGTTTACACCACTAATAAATAAGTTCATTGATTGAGATTGGTCAATATAAACACTACGATTAGCGGCCATGTTTAATATTTTCTTTTGTGACATCTCCCATACTGTTTTATAGATTTCTTTCAATTCAGTCGGAACCTCAGGGATGTTTTGGATAGAACCATTTTCCATAATGATTTTATTCTTAATCTCCTCATTCCATAAATCATGTTTAAGTAAATCCTTAACTAAGTGTTGGTTAATTACCACAAATTCTCCACCCAATGTTCTTCTTGCATATAGGTTTGTTGTGAATGGTTCAAAACATTCGTTGTTACCCAAGATTTGTGCGGTAGATGCTGTTGGCATTGGCGCAACTAATAATGAGTTTCTAACACCATTGTTAACCACCTCTTTACGTAAGGATTTCCAATCCCAACGACCTGAAGTATCTTCATCAGTTTTACCCCACATTTGATATTGGAATTCACCACGTGAAATTGGTGACCCATCAATTGATTCGTAAGGTCCAAATAATTTGGCCAAATCTTTTGAAGATGTTAGTGCGGCAAAATAGATTGTTTCAAAAATATCAGTTTGTAATGTATCAGCCTCGTCCGACTCAAATGGTAATCCTAAGATACAGAATACGTCTGCTAAACCTTGAACACCTAAACCAACCGGTCTATGTCTAAAGTTTGATAACTTAGTTTCTTCAGTTGGGTAGAAATTTAAATCAATTACATTGTTTAAGTTCTTTACAATTTGATATGTCGCATCATATAATAATTGGTGGTCGAATTGTCCATCAACAATGTATTTTGGTAATGCAATTGATGCTAAGTTACAAACCGCTTGTTCAGTTGGTGAACTATACTCAATAATTTCAGTACATAGGTTAGAAGACTTAATAGTACCTAAATTCTTTTGATTTGATTTATAGTTCGCAGCGTCTTTGTATAACATATAAGGAACACCGGTCTCAATCTGTGCCGTTAATATATCATCCATTAACTTTCTTGCCTTAATTGTTTTACGACCTACACCTTGTTGTTCATATGATTCATATAACTCAGTGAATTTCTTTTCTTCCGGTGTATCATATACATCAGATAAACCCGGTGCTTCATCAGGTGAGAACAACGTCCAATTACCATCCTCTTCTACACGTTTCATAAATAAATCGGGTGTCCATAAAGCTAAGAACAAATCACGAGCACGTAATTCTTCCTTACCGTGATTTTTTCTTAATTCAATAAATTCAACAACATCAGCGTGCCATGGTTCCAAGTATACCGCAAATGAACCTTTACGTTTTCCACCTTGGTTAATCCAACGAGCAACTTCGTTATATGTTTTCATCATTGGTAATAGACCATCAGATTCTCCACCTGTTCCCTTAATATAAGAACCTTTAGCACGAACATCGTGTACGTGTAATCCGATACCACCAGCCCACTTAGAAATCTTTGCCACATCACCTAACGTATTAAACAATCCGTCGATATCATCACCTTTGTTACCAATTAAAAAACAAGAAGACATTTGTGGTCTTGGTGTGCCGGCATTAAACAGCGTTGGCGTCGCATGTGTGTAATAATGTTTGGATAAATCATCATAGATTCTTAATCCTTCTTCAAGATTAAAGTTACAAATACCTAACGCGACTCTCATATAAAGGTATTGTGGTCTCTCTACAATTTTTTGTCCAATCTTAATAAGATAAGAACGTTCCAAAGTTTTGATACCGAAATAATCGAAATCAAAATCTCTATCCATAACAATTGCGGAATCAATCGCTTCTCTGTTTTCCAATACAAACTTATAAAGTTGTGTATCAATTAATGATGATTGTTTTCCTGTTCTTGGCTCAATGAATGAATGTAATTCTTTAATACACTGTGAAAACTTTTTTGGTGTTGACTTGTGTAGACTTGATACTTCAATTCTACCAGCCAACTTAGAATAGTCAGGGTGAGTTGTGGTCATTGCAACCGCAGTCTCTGCCGCTAACTTATCTAATTCAATTGTTGAAATACCATCATAGATACCTTGTGTTACTTTTAATGTAACATAGGTAGGGTCAATGTATTCCATATTTAAATCATGACATAAAATACTAATCCGTTTAGTAA